AACGTCATGGGACGCCTTCAATTGGCCCTCGGCGGCAACAACAAGGAAGACCTCGGGCAAGGGCCGGTAACTCAGTTCCTCGGCTATCCAGTGGTATTCTCTGAGGTCTTGCCAAAGACCATCGGAGCATCGACCAAGTTTGGCTACTTCGGGGATCTGCGAATGGCCTCCACTCTCGGCTTGCGTCGCAACTTCGAGCTAGTCGGTGACGTTTCGCGGTACTTCGAGACCGACGAAATTGGTTTCCGATCCACGATGCGATGGGATTACAACGTCCACGAGCGCGGCGATGCAAGCAACCCAGGCCCAATCCTTCAATTGGTCTCGGCCTCCTAATCCAACCCAACAAAAGAAAGTAGGTGACTTGTGAATCCTTTGCATTATGTGAAATGTGTTCCGGCAATCAAGCCAGCGGCAATCGTCGACAACGCGACGGTGACGGCTGACGTTATCGACTGCCGAGGTTTTGACTTCGCTCTGATCGTGCTCCAACTCGGAGCAACTGACATTGCGATGACGGCCTTGAAGCTCCAACAAAGCTCCACCAGTGGCGGTGTTTATGCCGACATTACCGGAGCGACGTTTGCGGCTGGAACGGGCTATAACGGGGCTACGCTTGCCTTGCCGAGTGCGACCGACGACGGCCAGACTTGCGCCTTCATGGTTGACATGAGGGGCAGGGAGCCGTTCTTGAAGGTTGTCGCGACCTTCGGCGATGGCTCTAGCGGCGGGTTCATCGCGGGCGTCGCTGTCCTTGGCTACGGCAAATTGCCACCGACGACCTCGGCGGGCGTGGCCGATGGCGATGTTTGCTTGGTGATCTAATGATCGTCGAGCTATTGACAATGTGGAGAGGCTTTCCGGCTGGTTCAAGGCTGGAAAGTCTCTCCGATGGCGTGGCGTTGATTTTGATTCAAAGGGGTGTTGCAAGTGCGATTGAAACCCGAAGTAGTGACGAAGCCAACAGCCGAGCCGGTGACGCTCAGCGAGGTCAAGAAACAACTCGAAATCGCAAGCAGCGACACAAGCCATGACACGCACCTTACCGCTCTAATCGGGGCGGCTAGGGAGCAATGGGAGCACGATACCGACAGCGTGACATGCTTTCAAACGCTTCGGGTCCGGTTGCCTTTCTGGACCGACGGATTGAAGTTACCGCGAAGCCCGATTCACTCGATAACCTCGATTCAATACTACGATGGGCTTAACACGCTCCAGACGCTAGCGGCCAACCAGTACCAATTGCACGTTGACGAAATCCGGCTTGCGTACCTAGTGACGCTACCGGCGACCGTATCGCGTTGGGATGCTTGGACCGTAACGTACAAGGCTGGACACTCGCAGGACGGCCAAAGCGTACCAGAGGCGGCCAGGGCAGCAATCTTGATGCTTGCGGCTCACTACTTTGAAAATCGAGACATGCTTATGTCCGACGCGATGCAAACCATGCGACCTTATGAAATGTTAGTTCGGCGATTTATGCGGAGCAGCTACCCATGAAAAAAACACAAGAAGAAACCAATAAGCTCGACCGGACCAACGCAGCAATTAAAATCCCGGAGGGTGGATTGACTTGCGAAGACGGAAGAAAATTCCTCGTTAGGTGCTGGAAGCCAACGGTTAAAACCGGCGGCTTAGTAACAATCGAGATGGAAGTTATTGTGCAATTTCCCGATGGGGAGTATGCGCAGTGAGGCCAAAGAACCAACGTACCGGGGCCTTGCGGCACCGATGCACAATTCAACAACCGACAGAGACGGTCGACGCAGCGGGCCAGCCTGTCGTTTCTTGGTCCTCTTACGTGGTCGATGAGCCTTGCCAGTTCACGCCGACAGCAGGAATCGAATCGATGAGGGGCCGACAACTTGAAGCAGGCACAAGGGCAGTTTTTCGAGTCCGATACCGATCGGGCTACACGGTTCAAATGCGAATTGTCTACCAGGGCGAAACCTACGGAATCACGGCGGTGAACATGGTCGACGGCTTGCGAAACTACATCGATATTATTTGCTCGGCGGTGTTGCCATGAGTACTAAAATCGAAATCAACGAGGATCTTATCAAGCAGATCGGCAACATTCCGTTGATGCTCAGGAACGCTCCATTCGGTCGATGCCTTGGAGCCTTCGCAAAGCCTGTTGCGGCGGCTTGCCAGGGTCATGCTCAATCCTCGAGGGCTACAGGATCGCGGCTAAAGTGGTCTAAGAAATTCAAGAATAACGCAGCGTTCCAAAACGATTCGAGGCAGCACTTCAACCACAAGGTATTCAAGGGCGGTATCGGCGTTGTGATTGGAGCGACTTGGAGAGAGGGAAACAAACAGCAATTCGTGATGCCCTACAAGAAAGGCGAAAGCTACGAGCGAAACCACTGGGGCAAGGCTGGATCGTCTGTGATTTATACGGGCCGATCCGGTCGGCAATACACTCGAATCAACCGATCAAAAGCGACCGTCGCGACATTCCCCAAAGAACAACGCGCCCCAATGCGAGCTTATCGCCAAACCTCGGGGACTGCCGAAGCGGCTTTCGTCAATCAACTTCAAAAGGAAGTAAAGGAGCTACGAATTGGCTAAAAATCTTTCATTGACCGGGACAGTCACGATTGCATCGAGCGGAACCGTATCGACTTCGATCACGATCGAAGGCGGCAGGACGGTGCTTGCTGTCCTCACGCCAACGGCGCTAACCGGGACCGCGTTTAAGTTCCAATCGTCGACTGACGGCAATAACTTTTACGCTTTATACAACGGGGCCACTGAATACTCGGTGACTGTTGCAGATTCGCGGTACATCGCACTTAACACCGAAGTGATGGCCGGGGTGCGATTCCTCAAGATTGTCAGCGGCTCAAGCGAAGCGGCAGCAAGGACGATCGGCGTTGTGAGCGGGGAGCTGTAAATGTCGGCGATTGGCGAAGCATTGCGAACTAAGTTGTTGAGCTACTCAGCGGTATCAACGTTGATTGGTCAGCGTATGTACCCTGATGCCTTGGTTCAAAACGCAACGCTTCCGGCTTGCCTTTACTACGTCACTTCGACCGAACGCGACAATCACCTACAGGGCCTCAGCAAGCTAGCGCACGCACGATTTACCATTGAATGCTACGCACTGACGCGAACGACAGCAAGCGCGATCAGTCGAGCGATTAGGGACACTGGAATCGATGCCTTTCGGGGCGTTGTCAGTTCACACACTTTTTGCGGGATCGATTTTGATTCCGGTGATGAATACATGCAGGAGCCGCCAACGGATGGCGGCCAGGAACATCGGTACATAGTTTCGTTTGATATGCTTGTTCACTACAAGGAGCCTTAAAAATGCCAGCGTTGACAGTTGCAGATACCGGACTCGGAGCGACGATTTCGGGGACCGGGTTGGTTACTACTCAGGTCGTTTCGATCGGCGAAATGACGATCAGCGTCGACACGCTTGACATTACGAGCCTAGACACGGCCGGATTCGAGGCCCTTCGGCCTTCGGACCTTCGCAAGAATCCCGAAGTCGACGTTGTGTTTAACTGGCTTGGAGCGGCGATTCCGATCACCACGGCGATGATTCCAACCTCGGAGCCTTACGCGGGAATTTCGGTTACGGTCACTCTACCGGGGGCCGGATCGTTTCAGGGGACGGCTTTCGTCAAGGAAGTCAAGACGCCGAAGCTTGCCAAGGGCGAAGTTATGAGGGGCTCGTACAAGCTCCAGTTCGACGGCGCGACCGATATTACTTTCACCCCTGCCTAAGGAATGATCGAAGATGGTTTTTGTATTGAATCGCCAACGGGGTATTTCGTTGGCTACTGGGATCGAGCGGGATTTGAATCAGTGCCAGATCCGCGTCGGCGGTAAGCTTGTCGGATATTTGCCGTTTGGTGAATCGCCACAGATTCAAGCGATATTTGAATTCCCGCACGATGCCTTGACGGCTGACGAAATCGCATCGCTCGAAATGCAACTCGAAGCGATTCAAGGCTATCCGGCTAAGGTTCAGCGACCCGAACAGGTTTCGCGTACATTCGTTAAGGCAGCACTCGAAGCAATTGCACAAGCGAAGGACGAGGACGATGAGTAGCCAAGACGATTTTTTGAGCCTTGCTAAGCGTGATTTGGCCGTCGAGCCTGTCACGGTCAAGGGCAAGCAATACTTCATCCATGAACTATCCGAAGCGGATGCGGCTAACATGGAAGTTGAATTGCAGACCAAAAAAGGCTATGACTGGACAGCACACCGGCGAGTTATGGTTGCCTACTGCCTTCGAGACGAATCGGGGCAGCGGGTAGTCACGGATCCTAACGTACTGCGAGATCTTCCCAGGTCGGTTGTTGGGCCTCTTTACGATCAGTGCTTGGAAATCAACAAGTACGACCAAGGCGAAATCGAGGCCTTAGCAAAAAAATCAGAAAGAGCCGACGCCTAAAAGTGGCGTTTAGGCTCTGCCTGAAATGGGGAATCCAGGATCCGGCGGCGTGGATGCAAAGTCTACCCGCTGGGGCTCTTAATCAGTGGCTAGCTTGGGACATGGTGGAACCGATGGGGGAACGCTGGATGCAGACCGCGAAGCTCTTGGAAGCCCTCTATCTGCCCCTCTACGCACGCGCCGACGAGGAACCGCCAGACGCATCGGATTTTATGCCGGATCGCTTCTACAGGCCCAAGGTTAGCGCAGCGTCGATTCTCAAGCGGTCGGCAGAATCCTGTAAAGCGATGGCGAACCAAGTGAAATCGATGTTCGGATTCGGAGGCAAGTAGCTATGGCACAGACGATCAACGTAGCGAATCTGAAAGTCGGATTCAAAGCCGATGGAAGCGAATTCCTGCGAAACGAATTGTCGTTTCTGACTCGAACGATCAAGGCCAGTGAAACGCCATTTCAAAAGATGGCGAAGGATGTTGCAATCCTAGACAGGGCGTTTGCTCAAAACGGAATTACGGCGGCTCAGTACAACGCAGCGGTCGACACGCTAGCCAAGAAACATGGCGTAGCGGCGATCTATGCTGATCGAGCGGCAGAGGCGAACAGGAGGCTTGCCGAATCGGAAAGAGTGGCGGCAGAGGCAGCTAAAACCCAAGCGGCGGCAGAGGCTCAATCGGCTAAACTTCTGTCTGAAAAGCAAGCCAAGATTGCAAGCTATCGAGCGGCGGCGATGTCTCGGCAGCAAATATTCTCCGAGATTCCAGATCCGTTTCGCGGGTGGGGCAATGTCGACGCAAAGACCCAGGGTGTTAATGGGCTTGCTGGGGCTCTTGGGAGGGTCGGCGCGGCCGGGCTTGCTATCGGGGCGGTAAAGGCGATCGCAGACCTGGGGCAAGCGGGGCTAAAGGTTGCGATGGCAAGGGAGCAAGTTCAGGCTCAATTGGAAGTGCTGACGGGATCCGAAAAAGCGGCTCGAAAGCTCATCGATGCGACGATCGAACTAGATGCAAAATCAGCACTATCGGCTACTCAGTTTCAAGACTCGTCGAAGGTGCTCTTGGGCTACGGGCTCAGCGTCTCGGAAGTAATTCCGTCGCTCAATAAGCTTTCCGAAATTTCGATGGGCAATAATGAGAAAATGCAATCGCTCACGCTTGCATTCGGACAGGTGCGGGCCAACGGTCGGCTTATGGGCCAAGAAGTATTGCAGATGGTCAACGCGGGGTTCAACCCCCTGCAAGAAATCAGCCGTACCACGGGCGAATCGATGGTTTCTCTAAGGGCTCGAATGGAAGCCGGGAAAGTATCCTTCGAGGAAGTCGCTAAGGCGATGGACACCGCGACAAGTGCGGGCGGTCGATTCGCTGGCATGAATGACAAGATGGCCGACACCACGGCGGTCAAGCTTGCTAAGCTCGATACGCACTATCAAAACTTCCTTGCGTCGATCGGGCGCGAAGTCGCTCCAGGTGTTAATAAGGCACTGGACCTAGTTAATAAAACCATCGAAGACACGCCGAAACGCGGGGAGGCTATGGCGGGTTGGTGGATGACCCTAACGGGCAACGCGAACCAATACTACCGACAGATTGAAGCCGTCAACAAAGCCAAAAAGGATGCTGAGGAACTAGACAAAAAAGCGGTGGCAGCCGAAGAGGCCAAAGCCAAGCTAGCCAAGCAACGGGCCGACGAAGAGCAGCGGGCGGTAAAGGCTCAGCAAGACCGGATCGACGCGGACAATAAGCGAATCGATTCGGAGCGGTCGGCGTTCCAAAATATGATTAGGCAAGCGACCGAAGAGCGGCGGAAGGCGGCTTTCGGATTAGATGCCGAAGGCTACAAGAAATCGAAACTCATGGACGATACTTTCGGCATGAGCGAAGGCGAAAAGATGCAAGCCCATGCGGCTATGATGGACATGGACGAAACGCGGCGGCTCAATGAATTAAATGCGGCTCACGCAAGCATCGAGGCGGCAAATAAAGAGCTAGCGATTCAAAAGCAAGTCGCGGCAATGAAAGACAAGAACTTTTTGGCCTCGGATTCCTTGCGTAAAGAGTACGCCGAACTAGATGAAATGTTTAGGCGGCAATTGGCCGAAGCGGGCGACAACGAAAAGCAAAAGGAAGGCATCCGCAAGCGGGCAGCATTGGCAGAGCAATCGATTTTTGCGCGCTCGGATTTTGCGACAATGCAGCAAAACAAAGACGCATCAAAACGTTTCGACCCGGCGGTTGACATCGCCAAAAACATAGCCCCTGCACTTAAAGCCGGATCGAAAGAGGCTTTTGCATTCCTGTTGAACCAGCGAACCGACGCAGCGGAAAAAGCAGAGCGGAAAAAATACCAAGATCAAATGCTAGTCGAGGCTCGAAAGGCTAACGAACTTGCATTGACAGCACCAAGATTAGCGGGGGCAAGGTAATGGCTAACGAATTGGTCGGCGCGGAACTTCGCAAGGGATCCGGTTTTGCCCGCAAGGGTCAAGGCTTTCAACTCATCCTCGGAGAGACTTGGAACTATCGGGTTAAGACCGATCAGGTTACATCCAATCGCCAAAGCATCCTCTACGATACGCCTGGACTCCCTCGGGCCGGATTGCTCTACGGGCCATTGGGCTTGATTTGCGATGAAGCGACTTGCGACCGCGAAGAGAAACACGCTCTTTACTGGAATGTTACGGCTCGATTCCAAACAGGGACGGAAGAACAAAAGCAAAACAGCGAAAACAATCCAGATCCGGCGACCTGGATACCGATATTCAAAATCGATTCGTTTGTCACCAAAGAAAAGGTTCTCTCTAAGGATCGATCAAGCCCAGTTAAATACCCGGTCAATTCAGCCGGTACTCCATTCGATCAACCGCTGACGGATACATCGAGTTTTTGCCAATTCTCATTCGTGCAGTTCGACGACCCAGGGCTAAAGCTCAAAGACTTCCTCGACCGAAACGACATTGTAAACAAAACAGCGTTCACAGCACTAGGCCAGACCTTTGCAGCTAGAACCCTACTCCTGGAAGTTCAAGAGGCTGAATTAGGATCATACGCGGGCTATGCTGCGTGGCGGGCAAAGTACAAGGTCACCTATGACCCTGATACCCACGATGAGAAGCGGGCCGACATTGGACCATTCTATAAGTCGGGCGGGCAGACGCTTCGATATATGGACTCGACAAACACTTTCCCGATGGTAGGTCCGCTAAACGGATCAGGGGCAAAAGCAACTGACCCGGCCGAGTTGGTTTTTCGGTGCAAGAAGGAAGTCGAATTTTCCACCATTATCAGGACTTCCTAAATGGCCGATACGACGCTCTACGCTTTTAACAATGCCGACAGTCAAGCCTTGCTCGGCATGATCGGAGCGACGAAGCCAAGCGGCTCTATTAGTTCGGATTTGGTATCGACTGCGGATATCCTTGTGGCGGTTGCTACGTCGACGATCACAGCTAGGGCAGGGACCACCTTGGGCGTAGGAACGGCATCTGCTAAGCAGATTTCGGATGCTAAAGTATTGTCGAATCTTTTCGGGTCGGACATCGAGGTTTTGAACGCTGGATCGGCGATCGCCAACGGGGCTAGCCTGATTTGTTTTCGGGTTGGCAATCGCTGGATCGGCGTGGAGATTTGCTAAATGGGAACTATGGGCGGTTGCTGTTGCGATTGTTGTCTCGATGCTGAGGACATGCCATTTACGAGCGTTTCGCTAATTTCCCCAACAGACGATTGCGAAGGCGGGCTAGGCGATGGGCTAGGCGGTGGCGGTGTTGGCATTGGCGGTGAGCCGGAAGAGCCTATTTACCCATCGGCTAATTTTGTCCCGGTCAATTGTTGCTTCATTGCCGATTTCAATTTAGCTTGCCAGGAGTACACAAAGAATTGCGCGGTTCTTGCGACGCTCCAAACCGACATTAGCGCAAAGTTCGAGTATTACCGTAGGCGAATACCCTACCTTGCAGACGGAAACGATCCGGTTTCATGCCCCTGCGAACTGATTCAATCAAACCTAGTCAGCGAACAGACGATCCATAAGGCTTGGTGGCTCGAAAGGC